CAGTTACCCTTCTGATATCACCTGCGTTGTCTCCCGATGTTGTCGTGAGGTGAACGTACCACCTGTTGTTAAAATAGTCGTCTACGGGAAAACGCTTTGTCAGCTTTGTGTCAAGGACGTTTACGTTACCGTTGGAGATGTTCGTCGTGGTACTACCCGTGATCAAACCCAACGGTCTGAGTATATCATTTCTCATCGTTGACCAAGATGTGGTCGGCATAGCTATTTAACCTTTACTGGCTTCTTGTAATTTTTAGCAGCGTCCTTTGCCATCTCTTCAATCAGTTGATCCTTTTCCTTGAGAAGCCTCTGCTGCACTATGATCATCAGCTCACGCTGCACACCAGGATTTCGTTCCCATAGGATAGCAAGATCCGCGTCTGTAACTGTGTATTCAGTTCCTTCCATCATGATATCCTCACTAAGTTAGGCGATAGTCGTGCCTGTATGGTTATTAACTATAGTCTGCACTGCACTACTATTTACATCCTCGGATAGATGGATATAAAAAATCTCTGCCCCATCTTCTGTGCGTGATTCAACCCAAGATTTATTCCGTACTTCACTTACATCCCATCCGAATGCTGACATTCCTGCTGCAATGAACTCATCGGTCAGTGTGCCAAGGTTAACTTCTTTAGTTATCCTTAATACCTCAACGATAGTGGGGATTCCACCTGTCCCTGCCCATGCTTCTGTATGATAATCTGGCATATTTATACTGGCTCCACGTTTAACGTAACCCATCTCCATTGATTTCCCGATCCTGCTATACATCCTGTAGTTTGTAGAGGGATACAGTTAAATTCCTGATTGTTTCCCTCTGATCCTGTGTCTTCAAAAGCAAGTGCTGCAGACCATGCTCCTGCTATCTTGTATGCATCATAATCGGTGCCATTATGCACCCTGTGCCAAAGTGCTGTTGCTGAAGGAGCATGAATAGCATGGACTACATCACTTCCTTGATCAGTAACACCAGTGCAACTAGTATTATTATTCCTATTGACCATCTGGAATATTGCATGACCCCCATTAGCATGTTCAGCAGCCGTATTAAAAGTTACAACTCCTGTTCCTGATGTAATGGTTCCTGCTGATGTTGTAACAGAAGAAACAGGAGCAGTTTGATTTGCTGCGGTAAACCAGTAAAGACCGATTGTTAGTATTATAGAGCCACCGTATCCACTTACAGTAGTTACTAAGTCCTGATCTGTACCAACATTCGGTTCAACCAAGTAAAATACCTGCACTCTATTATAGGCACTACCTGCTCCTCCCGATGCCTCTGTAAAAGAATCGCCATCATAGGTAATTCCTGAAACTGAGGGAGGCGTATTCCCATCTTGATCTATAAAGCTACAGACTGCTATCAATGTCCTGTTAGTACCACTGGGAGTTGTGTAAGTGCTTGTTCTTGAAGTTCCATCATCCCATTTAAGAAATTCTTTATCAACTTGTGCTAATACGGTAGGGTCTTTAGCACCGGCAAATTCAAGAGTATTTAAGTCCTCTATATTGGCATCCGTTAGAGTGTTAACCTTTTCAATATCTGCTATAGCAATCGTATTTAGTTTTTCAACTGCATTAGCCATTACGCGTGTTCTATAATATCCATACTAGGGTTGAAGTAAACAACATCGGGTTCCAGTGCTACACCGACAACCTGAACAAATGCTCCATTTGTTGTTGGGGCCGTATGAGTCATGGCTCCTGCTGTCTCAGAAAGATAAAGAGTGCTTCCTGTTGTCCAACCCCATGTATCATCACGAATGAAACCCTGTAGAAGAATTGTGCCTGTAGCGGTATCACTGATTGCTGCTGGAGCAATTCCTATTGATCGCGCAGTGGCGTATGCGCTTGCGTCAGCAACAACGACTTCCTGTGTGGTTGTGTTAACACAGACCACGTTGAAAGCTGATATTGCTCCACCTGCCAACATCTCTGCTGTTGTGCCTGTAGTTGTATGATCTGCGTTTGCCAGTAACGGAGTGCTGATACTCACATTACCGCCGTCACCAAGAACAACATTTGCATCAGTTGCAAATGTCATTGTTTTTGCAATAGTGGTAAGTCCGCTATCAGCAATAGTGATCGCTAAGTCTCCATCACTATAGTCAATAGTACGTATTTGCATACTTCCTGTACTGGTAAGTGTATTAGAGCCTAGATCAACAGCAGCAGCAAAGGTAGTACCACCACCATCAGCTATGGTAATAGCGTTATCCCCATCACTATAATCTATGGTGCGTACCTGTAAACTTCCTGTTGTAGTTAGAGTGTTAGAACCAAGGTCAACAGCACCAGCAAATGTTGCACTTAAATCGTCACTTAATGTAAGTGCAGTTGCTAGAGAGTTTAAGGAACTTCCCGAACCAGCAGCATTTGCGGTCTGGAAGATAATATCTCCACCAGCCCCAGAACCTTTACCCTGACCACCCTGAAAGGTTAATGCTCCACCAGCTATGTTGTTTGTGGTTCCCGCAGTCGTTGCTCCTGCCGACATAGTTAAAGCCGTACCAGCAGCATTGTGTGCGGTTGCTGTAGGAATTAACTTACTACTTGCAAATGTGAGAGTAGACTCTGCGTCCAGTTCCGTTGTTGTAGACCCTACAGTGACAATTTCATTAGCTGTAGCATTATTCAATGCCGTAACAGCACCAGCACTTGCTGCTGCCCAAGCTATATCTGTACCGTCAGAAGTAAGAACGTAGTCAGCACTACCTTTTGCTAATGCAGCAGGATCACCACTAGTGTCTCCATATATGATGCTCCCCCTTGTAAGCCCTGCCATCTTAGCAAGAGAGACACCGTTATCTTTGATCCTTAACGCATCACTGCTTGTCTCTATGGTTGAGTCGTCCACATTAACAGCCAGTACCGCACTCGTTGCAGCAAGACCGTCACCTGCAAGTAATGTTGCAAGGGCGTCAGTTGTTGTTAACTGTTCGTTAGCCTCGTCTGAGTCTAACGTCCCGAACCAGTCACCACTGGTAGGAACTACAGCACTCAGTTCAGATAGATCCAGTGTAAGAGTTGTGTCACCAGAGGTTCCACCACCAGATAATCCAACCCCTGCTGTTACGGTGGTGATGTCACCACCTTTAGATGATCCTGGTGGTATTGATCCGGCCATCTTAATTCATCCCTGGAACTTTGTTCCAGAACTGGAAGTCAATGGTTGCTGCGTTGGAGGCATTCTCCCTGATCACCTGAAATCCGGTCACTTCATCCCTTGATCTCAGCGTGATGATATCGCCTGCTGCCCATTGAAATCCCTTCGTGGTTGTTGGATCTGTTCCATCCCGTGTCTCCACGACAGAGTTAGTTCTTACATATCCCTCTGCATAATCAGCGCCAGCAGGCACTGTCAGCGAGGTTGCCGCATCTGTTACCGTATGGGTAACAAGACCTGCATTGATTGGTGAAAAGTTTCCTTTAGCCATTACTCTTACCTCGTTTCGGCTGGTTGGCTTCTTCGTTTGCTGAAACATCTCTTTGAGCAAGTAGCTTGATAGCATCAGAAAGATTGTCCTGACGCTGTCGCTCTCTTATTCTTTCTTCATCAATTCGCTCACCATCTATCGTTGCCCACTCACGCCTGTGGCGCTTTTCCATGTGGACACGCAGGTCATGGGAAGCGGTCAGGTTGTCCTTTGTGCAGTACGCAAGCCCCATATCGTCGTACTTCCTCCTGTTGGAATCGTCCTTGTGAAGGAGGCACTTGATCGTACCGTACTGTCTCTCAATTTCAGGCTTCTGGGTGGTAAAGGCATAGGTGCCGTCCTCCCTCCTCTTCTGAAGCTGTTGCGGAAGCATATTCCTATTAACTGTTGAACGGTCTCCAGTACGGTTATCGTATACATACACGTATCCTGCCGACTGAAGCTCGGCTGCTGTCATGGTCATGCCATTGCTGTTGCCGATAACAGCTCCAGGTTGCATGTTTCCAGGCTCCTGTGCTGTCTCTGCGTCTCTAAGTTGTTCCTGAATAGATTTTTCCTGTGTCAACGGGTTCGCTCCTTTTTGAAGTCAGGGCCGAATGTACTGTGACCCTTCATCCACTTGTTTCTTTCTTCTACATTTTCCCAGAAGATTTTCGTCCAGTCTTTTGGTTTAACTTCAGTTTTTTGTGGAGGTTGCAGGTTCATGTCCTGCGCCATCTGTAACGCCTCATCGACGGTATAGAGGGCTTCCCCACCACCTTTCCCATCAGGTACGCCACATATCAACTGGAACTGTTCTCCAAAAAGTTTTGCGTCTCCGAGATCTCTCTCAAATTTAACTCTCCGGTCACTGCGTATAACCGTTATTGTCTGGTAACGCCTCATACCGGAGGAGTCAGGAGCCTGCCGATTCATCTCAGAGAGATACCAGCAAGGTTCCTGACCCCTTATTTCCGCAGCGGCTAACTCAATAAGTCCTGCCACTAAAAGCTCCTATACAGTCCAGTCTCTATTCGCCTCTACGAGGATGTAGTCACAGTCGAAGATATTAAGTTGAGTCGTATTGGCGCCAGCAGCTAAGACCACAGCATAATCTGTAGACGTTGATACTGCATTTTTCACGGTCTGCTTTAACTCACCATCTATATACCATCGGCATGTGCCGTTAATCGCAACCTCTAGACGAAGAACCTGCCATTCACCAGCTACTGCGTCATCATCTAAGTCAACACCAGTAGTTGTGGTCGAGGCAGAAGCTGTCCCACCACTATGTATACCGTGCCAGTCCTCGTCATCTGTGAGTTCATCACTCAGATAGAATCCGGCAAGGTCTGCTGGCATAGTAATAGTGGTTCCTGACGCATTTATTACAATGTCTTCAAGCTGCTCATCAACCGACAGGATACTCGTCAACCCAAAGAATATTTCCTTGGTGTCAAGATCTGGAAGTTGTATCCTGGTTTCCAACACAATCGCTCCCATCAAAGCAACGTCAAATCCAATATGCGTTCCAATGAAGGTTGTGTCAGCATCGGTATTACCGGATGTAAGCGTGACAACACCGGACAGTGCATCTTTTCCTGCAATTCCTGCGTCGGCATCCTCAAAGCCCTCACCACCAGCATAGAAATCCCCTAACTCGGCAGTGTCAGCCGTCAAAGCTAAAGTATCACCTACACCAAAAAAGTCATTAAACAGTCGTATTTTTCCTGGCCCACTTTGTGCCATGTCTATTTATCCTTCCTGAAGCTGTAGCTCCAGTTTTCTTATACGCTTCCTGTAGGGAGCGACTACTTCTGATATATTTCCTGTCTTACGGGGGATACAGGCCAGATTTTCCAGCCTGTTATCCTCCATATCACCGTTCATATTGTGGACAATCCATCCTTTCGGAATCGGCCCACGCTGCTGAGTCCATGCCTCACGACGCGCATTCATTAGCTTGTTGGCGCTGTAGCGTCAGCCTGTACCTCATACAGCCAGTTGCCGGAAGATCGCTCTCCGTAGGCATACTCGTCGTAGTGATACAGAGCCGTGGCTCCACCACCGAGTTCGGGCATTCGCTTTGTCTCCACGTATGGAGAGCGGCCCTCTACCAGTACCAGTGCCATCTGCGAGAACACTCCACCCTTGGCAAGGTTCGATGTGATGGTTAAGTTTCCATCCTCGTACAGTGCTGCTCCGGCGATTGTTCCTCGATATCGGTTCTGGTACGCAGCAACAGCTACACCGCTTGTCAGCGGGGCGCCCGTTGTCTGGTCTACACCAGCCGCTATAAGCTCATCGTCGATGTCCTTCAGGGAGAACCCGTGGTGGACAGCGTTGATGGGAGCATTGGCAGGAGCAGGTTCCGTTGTATTGGAAGTGATCCTGTATGCGGCAGCGGCAATTTCACCGGAGTCGAGGGCATTTGCGCCACCGAGGTACTCCGTTGCGCCGTCTATGGCGGTTAATCCATCCTGGTCTTTCTTTCGCTCTATCGCATTCTGAGCAAGAGAACCCGTCTGAGCATAGGCGTTGGCGCTTATTCTCAAGGCAACCCTGTCAGTTATGACGGTGTGAACACCAATAACCGTGGGGGTGATTGAGAAGAGCGTGTCTTCCATCTGTTGCGGGTTGTCCAGTTCAGTATTTTCAGTAACGGCCTGTGCGCTGAGTTTCGACATTGAAACTTCATTCCAGATCGTTCCCGTATTTTCGTCGAGTCTTTGCCTATCGACGAGGTTAGGCATGACACCGGCAAATTCTCTCACGATTCTTGCGGAAGCAATCATCGTGGGAATCGAATCAGCCAGTGAATCGGTTACTGTATTTCCTACAGCCATTTCACTAACTCCTTATCCCTATATGCGGATTCCCTGTTTTCTCAACACGTCAGCCGCTTGTGCTATTTCATCTCTTGAGACAGAAACGTCAGAGTTACCCATGCGTTCCAGAAGCTGATGGCCGTTCATGGAAGAAGGAATAGATGACGATGAATCGAGATCCAGCGTATTTACTCCATGCTCCTCAAGAGCCTGCTTTACCTTTGCCTCTGTTTCCCTGGTTAACTCCTCCTGCTGTTGCAGGCGACGGTTCCGTTCCATCTGGCGCATCGCACGGTTAAACTCGGCATGGGCAGCATAAATACCACTCATATCCTTGTTTTCAAATGCAGGCGCCCACAAATCTCGAAAAGCGGCAAGTTCAGGAGCTTCGTCTATACTTAGTCCCAGCTCCTGTATTGTCTCTGTGATCTCTTCGATCATACTCTGGGTCGCTACCTGAAAACTGTTCGTGGCTCTCCTGTCAGCGGCATTTGATTCTACCTTCTGAAGGTCTTCCACGAATGCTTCAGGGTCTTGCGATCCATCACGACGTACCAGCGCCTGTACAACATCAACAAGCGTTTCCACCTTGTCAGAAAGATCATTGTTTTGAGTGGTCTCCCTGGCCTGGCTGTGAAAACGTCCTTCAAGTGACTTGTAGTCGTTCTCTCTTTTTGCTGCCTGTTCTTTCATCTCTGTCAGTTGCGCTTGCAGAGCCTCGATAGTAGGGGGTTGCTCATCTGATGCTGACGGGGATAAGGTCGCGGGGCCGTTAGCTGCGTCAGCTTCAGGGGCAAGTTCGCCTGTACCGTTTGCTTCTGGTTGTTGTGGCGGGCTATCAAATCCCCCCACTCCATTCTGTAACGTCATTTCTTACCTCACAGTTACTGTTAGTTTAGAGCCAAAGTTTTTTCTTTGTCAAAAATAAAGTTAATTTGTTCCTGTATCAAGACCATTACCGCGCTCCCACTGGTTCCTGTAGCACAGATTCAACATACATCTGGCCCTGATAGGGTATTCGTGGTTCTCCAGTGACTGGATGGGGTTCAGAATCATATTGTTGTATGGCCCGATTATAGTCCTGTCTTTTTGTTTGCAGCATAGGAATGCCATCTCTGCCTTTCTCTATCTGGTAAATATCATTGAAAGCTTTTCCAGATAATGGCTTCTGTGTATAACCCCATTTTCCTAACAGAAGATCGAGAACAGGATCGTTTGTTCTTGCTATCTTCTGTTCTTTCTTAATTTCCTTTATTATCCACTTAAGATCTGCCGCATCATGAACTGTCCAGTCAAGATGGTCAACAGCTCCCGCTTTGAAACTGTTAGGGCTATCTACTGCCTCTGGATGAGTAGTAACAAATTCCCATTTTTCAGTAAAATCCTTTCCGCTTGGTAGACCGTTCTCAATTACTTCCTCTCTAAGACTCCAGTAGTTATCGATAATATATTGAATATCACGATCATATTCCTTAAATAGCGCTTCTGCCTCTGGACTGGCAGAGCTGTACTTCTGTTCCTCTATAAGATCAAAGTGATCAGATACTATTGATGAAGGATCTTTCAAAGTTTCTAACCTTCTATCACGTTCCTGATAGTTAAATTCCATAGTTACCGGATCTACTAAAGAAGGCCAGTTATTTAAGCTTCCGGTTTCTCCGTCCTGAAGCACATCCGCTGTCATAACCCGCCAGTATTCCTCCATAGCCTGGTTAAACTCATGTTCACTTGGATCCATTTCCGCAAAGTCATCTACAACATCATCATACTGATCATCAATCCCTTTTGAGGAATATGCGTATTCCTTGAACTGCGCCTGCATGATTTTTCTAAGTGGCGCTCCAACACCATGTCTACTAAGTCCTTGTATAACTAGCCTATCCCTATTCACACGGACTTCCATTTTTGCGTCAAGGTATTCAGCATGACCAGAACCCTTCTCGATCATCTCCTCCCTGTGCCTGTTAAGTTCTTCCTGTATCTGTGGGTTTTCATTCTTGATTGTATTTAAAAGCCCAGCATGTAGATCAACAGCCCACCTGGAAGGAAACTGACCTGGCTTATGGTCATACTCTGCCAGTTCCTCTTCGGTCATCGACTCAAAAGCCTCCCGAACCATTGCTCCGGCTGTATCTTTTCCTGTAAACGGAGATGTTCTTGTTCCTAACCCTCCCAGAACCATACCCTGCCATGAATCACCTTCTATCATTCCCTGTATAAAGAATGGCAAAGATGATTCTCCTATATGAAACAGTGCATCTTTCGGCCCTTCAATATTCTCGTATTTAAGAGCATCCAAATCGCCTCCCGCAAACGCAACTCCTCCTTCTGCGAGCGTGGCTCCGAATTCCACACCGACAGCACCACGATATGCTATGAAACGCAATATGGGGTTATCTCTTGAGTTAGCTGCCCATATATTTTGTATCGGATCCCCGCCAGGTGCCAGAGAACTGATCACACCAGTAAGTAATTGCATCAACGCCCTTGTCTGTCCACCTATTCCAAACCACTGTCCGTCCACCTCTATCGATAGGTATCGTTTTCCACTGAGAGGGTTAATGCCTGTCTGGATATCATTTCTGATTCTCTCGGCACTGTGTCCTTTTGCCATGCCAGTACCAATTGCAGCCGATACGTATAGACCATGCATACCCGTAAGAAGAAGTGCCATAGACCGAGCGGCTTCCTTCTGTCTTAACGTGGCTCCTGCACCTCCGGCAAGCCTTCCCGCCTCGGCAGGCACGTATCTCATGGCATCTACTGTGAGGGCAATTGTTGACCGCAGTAACTTCGGAGAGAATGCCATAAACATACTTTCTATATTTCTTCTTGCTGAACTTACCCCAAGTGCCTGTGTGTCCAGTCCACCTGTCATGTTCCGTATGTATGCCGCCAGTTCTGGAAGAGTGCTACCTGGACGACCTGATTTAGTCCACCACGGTTTCATTGCTTCCCAGAGTAATGCCCTGTTCATGGCAAGGAACATGCTGTAACTGGACTGAAAACGACCAAATGTCTGGTTAACAGCCGTCTGGCTGCCACCCCGCATTTTCGCAGCTCCCCTGCCGATAGCAAGCACACCCCTGTCAAAATTAGCAAGGTCTGCTTCAGAAGCGCCGCTATCAATGTCTCCGATAACATGGCCCAATAACTTACCCCCTCTATTGGAAGGAAGCCATGAGGTTAATTTTGCCACTGGCAAGCCCTGTCCCTTTTCCAGTGCGATAAACATTTCCATGTCGCCTACGGGAATTCCATACTGTGCCATTTCCTTAAATGTCTCAATATGCTCAAGTATGAATTTCCCCTGTATAGAAGGATTGGCAAAAGCTCCAATTTGTCCAATAGTAGATTTCGCCCATACTTTCGGATTTCGCGTAAGTGTAGGCTGGCCATGTATGAACGGAGCGCCCCAGTCTGCGTTAGCCTGAAGCCATCTGGAAGTATTGGCAACATTCCCTGCAAGTTCTTTCCACCCTCCCTTTCTTCCCACGAGATTATTGACGCCGCCTACTAGTTGCTCGAAGTCTTCTTCCCTGAAGTACCTTCCCCGCCATAACCGAGCGTCTATCTTTTCCCCTGTCTCTCCCCATAGTGATGCAGGCAATGGTATTTGCCCATCTTTTCCTGTAGGTCTTAATGTTTTTCGTTTCCTCGTTAAGTTAGCTTTAGCATTGTTTCTTTCCTTCTTTGCCGCTCCATTAGCTACCCGTGCTTCATCAATTGTTCGTTCCAGTGCGGCTTTTGTGGTGCCTGTATACGCTGATGGACGTTGCTCATATAACCGCTTTAGTGTTTTACGTGTCACGTCATATGCGCTCTCTGCATCAATCAGTCTTTTCCACTGTTGGGGATATAGTTCTTTAAGAATATAATCAGGTGAAAAGGCAATGCCTCTATCCATAAAAGCCTTGCTGAGTTGTTCCTGTATAATTTCGTGATACCCAGCCATAAGATGAACTTTCAGGTTCTCTCTGGGGCCGTAATATACTATTTCACCCCCCTGAAATTTGCCCGCCATATCATCCCATCCCATGCGGGCGCTTGTTGCCAGCTCATGGGTTCTACTAGAATGCGGATTTGATCCTGCCAAAAGAATCTCGTCTATGCTTTGAAGGTTTCTAGGTATATAAAATAACCCTTGCCTGTCTTTGGTTAACGGGTCTAGGCCGTAGCTAAGTCGCAGCTCCTCCAGTTCGTCAACAACCTTGATGTAATTATCTATATAAGCTCGTTGAGCATCGGTAAGAACATCAGCAAAAGCGTCTGGATCGCTAAACACGTCTAACCAGTGAGTTCCGGTATTTTCGAAAATACCATCCCTGTCTATCTTGAAAGGAAGTTTTCCTGAAAACTTCCCAACCGAAAGAGTCCCTATTTTAGGTACCCTAAGTTCGGGTATTCTACCGAGGTCGAATCCCAGAATTTTAGGAGCATGTTGCTGGTGAATATCAAGAGCAGACTGAATAGCAATATTAGAGAGGTCTCCTGCTATCGCTGAACTGCGGGCATAACCAATCATCAGTTTTTTCATATCCGAGGTAGCCGCAACAGACGGGTTGATTCCGGTTTGTTTCAATAACGTCCGTAGTACTCCGTCTTCTAATGTTACGATCTCCTCTATTAAGTCATCGAGACTGCGTAAATCAGCAACATAGAAACGTCCACCAGCACCCCCGCTCACACCAATCTTTTTACCCCACATACCAAGTATCTCTATTGCTCTGGGATCGCCGGACATAATAGCCTTGACATAATTTCCGTTCGCATCTCTGGCTATAAGTCCCACATCCATGAGTCTTCGCAAGGTACCGTTGGTCTCTGAAAGCAGTAGGATATCGTGTGGGCCTTGACGGCTAAGGGTCTCCGTGTACTTTGCCATGTTTATGGAAGAGCCTTCCGGCATGTTAAGCCAGAACCGGAGGTCATTTTCAAACAGGGTGGCAGCTAATTTTTCGCCTGTCTCTGTAGAAAATAGTGGCAGGTCTAATTTCCGGTTGAGAGTCTGGGAAACAATATCCTGTGTACTATCTCTGACAGCAGCGGCAGCTTTTGGGTTCCTGCTCAACACTTCCGGTATATGTTGGATGATGGTTTTAAGCATCCCCAGATCATGGGCGGCTTTTGCCGTGGCAGTAACTGCTTTGCTTGTGCCAAAGATAGGCATTGTTGCAATACTGGAAGGAGCAACAAGACCAGTAATAAGTTCCTGTTGCCACGGTCTTTGTTCGTTGATATGGGCAATAGCACGGGTCTTTTCTTCCCAGTCCAGTTCTTTTCCTTTTTCTCCGAATAGTATCTCTCCGACTTCTTCTGAAGGGGGAGCGTAGAGGGGACTGTTTTTGTCACGAAGAACCATAGTTACAGGATGCAATGAGTTCACAATATCGCTGCCAAGACCAAAGGTGTACTTATCAAGCCACTCCTCAGATTTTCCCGTTGCATAGTTGTAAACTTCTGCCTCTGCCTGAAGAGCGCCAATAAGACCTATCGGCCCTGGATAATCAGATACTTCTATATCTCTTTCCAGCGGATCAAGCTTGAAAGCTTCTTCCTGCCTGATCCTCACCTCTTCTCCCTTAGCTTCCTGTGCTTGCCTTGATAGATCCGCTGTGCCGAAGAAACCTCCAGGTTTAAATCCTCTTTCTTCCTGTGCTTTTTTCGCTTTAAAAGCAAATTCTTCTTCGGGGGAAACAATCCCCGTGACTGATGCAGCAAGTGCCTTTTTATTCTTTTCCTTTTGAAGGCGCTGTGCCTCTGCGAGCGCAACAGGATCAAATCCCATCTCACGCTCACGTATCTGGCCTGTAATATGCTCAAAACCTTCTAAGCCCTTGAAATAATCAATGGCCTCTTCCTCGGTCATGTCCTCGATACCTGTTAAGGAAAATCCTTTTGCCATTATCTTCTACCTCTTCTGAATACAGAGAATGCCCTGCCGCCGCCGCCCCTGCCAGTTGCAAGAAGCCTGCGCCTGTCTGCGAGTCTTCTGTTCTCAGCTATCTGGAACTCTCTTGTTAGCTTAAACTGATCCTCAAATCCTGGCAGCCTGCTTTCAAAGAACTCTTGTTGTGTCATGCCTGGAGTGACTGAGGTTGCACGGTCACGCGCTCCTTCCATTAGGATAGCAAGCCGTTCTTTAGGTGTTCTTGCAGCCTGTGCTTTGTCATGCTCGATCTGCGCTGCTGATGGTCGTTCCTTACGAAAGGTTTCAATAAACTTATCAAGGTTAAACCAGGGTGTGGGGCCAGCTCTAGCCGGCATAGCCTCACTTGGTGGAACGTAATCCATCGGCAATGCGTCCTCCATCGCTTCAGGAAAAGGTCGAAGTGCTTTAGGTACGGCAGGAAAATCAAATGCTTCTGGTTGATCCGCAAGTGGAATGATTTCTACTGGATCATCTGAAGCTTTAAACAACAGATCTGATCGTTTTCCAGTTCCCATACTCGGTCTATATAACAGGCCAGAAAATTCTGGATACTCCCCTGGAGGGGCTTCCACTGCTGCTTCCACTGCTTCTTCTACTTCATCTGTTGCCCACGGAGATGGAATTTGACCAGGAGAACCCGGAAATGTTGCCATATAGTCTATTCCCGCACCTGGTGCAGTTATTCCTGCGGCTCTCTCTTCGTCTGAGAGGCCCATCTCTTCTTCGTACTGTTCTTCATCAAATGTTCTAGCAGGCCTGCTAGCAGCAGCCCATGCTTGCTGAAATTCCTGTCCCTGCATCTGGCCCTGTAGCCATGTAGCGTATTCAGGACGTTCTTCAGCTATCTCAAGCAGTGCTGGTGTCATGCCTCTAAGATCGAACACTGGCGCTGGTTCCGGTTCCGGCACACGACGTGATGATGGGGCATCTCCTGGCATACCTGGTGCGGTTGGCGGGCCAGACGGATCTATTCGTGCTATAAACGCATTATATTCCTGTGGCGAAGACCCGATAGTTCTTGCAATTATGCTATTAAGGGATACGGTATCCGTTACACCTGCGATCTCAGCCTGCAAGGCAATATCAGGTATGACATTGGTAGTCAGAAAATCGTATAACTCAGGACTTGTATTTGCATTGATGATCCCTGTCTCTCGGAGATGTGAAGTTATATGGGCGGTACGGTTTTTTGCAAAGGCAGTGGCCTGCGTAGACAGGTAAGTGTTCTGACCAGTGGCGATTGCACCGCTGACAGCATTTTGAAATTCGGGGTCTGAAAGCATCTCCGCATGTGTCCCATACTGTTTTGCTTCCATGAGGGCATAGACCGCAAGCTTGTCTTCCTCAGAAGTATTAGTCCATGCAACCCAGTTTTCAGGCTCTATGATATCGTCTGCGATTGCATCAAGAAGATCTTTTCTGCCGGAAGTCGTGCCGATCTCTGAACTGCTGATAGGGCGTTCTTTCCGGTTCTGTCTCCATGATGCCAGAACACGCAATTTAAGCGCATCATCTTTTCTCATTGCATCGAAGCTGCTGTACTGAAACACCACGGGCATCAGTTCACGCCAGTCCTCTGCGATATATCCTGGATCTGTTCCCTTGGACGCGGCATGTACCTCGTCAAGCAATGATAGGTATTTCTTTGCTGCGTCTTCCCGTTCCTCTGGATCCTGCATGAGGTTGGCCCAACTGGCAGTTTCATCTACTGCAAGGATATCGCGTACCTTTTCTATGAACTTTTCCCCGTTTGGCCCGTTCTTGAAGGTAAGCGCCTTGAAGATATTAAAGGCATCCTCTGTGGAAGCTCCATCTCCCAGCAGTTTATCCCTGTAAACTGCTCCCGCCTCCGTATCATTTACCAGAAAATCCACAAGGTTATTTATCTCTTCACGGACAGCGCTTTCCGCTGTGCCGGTAGTGAACCTGCCGTTTTCCGTAAGTATCTCCCACTTACTGGAGCCAGGATCAAGTTCAATCTCAAATCCTTCAAGGAAATAGCTGGTAGAGGCCAGCAGGTTTTCCACGTTTGTTTTTAAGCTTTTCGTATAATCCCAGTTCTTCTGGGCAAAGGCATTCCACAAATCATGTTCGCCAAGCAGGTCTACCCTTCTTCCTCCTGGCACAGTTACGTTTGAAAACCTTGGATACAGTTGCGCTGCTTCCTGCATAACGCCTGGAACTATCTCAAAGTTGCCCGTTGATATACCCTTCAGGTAATCGACGGGATTGTTACTGTTTCTGGCATCATCTATACTGGGAGCAAGAGCTGCCCAGTAATCGTTGTTCCATGTGCCAAGCATGTTCTCAACAATCGCAACGGGGTCAGCGGTGCCAATGGACATTGCAGCTATTCTTGGAGAAATCCCCAGCTTATCAAGCAGTGCGGTTGCCTCATCAAGTCTCTGTTCATCGGAGAGATCCTCATTCGTAAACGTATCGAGGGAATCCCGTATGTAAGTAGGGATGACCTTTGCGTCTTCCCCTGCAATTATCCCCTGCCAGAAATAATCATCCTTGGTTATCACGATTGGAGAAGTAGTAAGGTTGTTAGAATAATTTGTTGCAACATCAACCCCGATAGAGTTGTATGTGTCCATTCCCTCTTCACGGAAAAATACTTGTTTTCCCTGTCCTGTTTTTTCATCAACCTCGAAGTTGTAGAACATATTCTGTCGCGCCCAGCTTTCAGCATTTGCCGGCAGGGAGCCGGTAGCGCTGTAGTAACTGGCTGAAAAATCATTTGCCGCATCAGCAACAAGTGCGTCCAGATCGACCTCGCTTCTCGTGGGGTATTTAGGGAAAACCTGTCCTAACACATCTTGTTTAGCTTTTTCAATCACCTCAAGTGTAAGTTCAAGCTGTCCTGACAGGTATGCCTCTGGAATAGGTAATTTATGCAGTGAAAAACCTGTCGACTCTAGTTCATCACGATAATCTGTTTGCCACTTAGGATCCGTCCACCCATCTCCTATACCACGCCAACCATTTAAGTGATCAAGCATATCCTGCTGAGTCTTAAAAATCGTTGCGGCAGGGTTGAAGATATTATCAACATTTATCTGGCTGCCTGGCGGGTTAGACCACTTGTTCCATACGGTCAGTGCGTGGCCGCTGGATGAATGGTCATTCAGCATGTTTTCGGCTGCGATATACCTCTCACTCAGGGGAAGGGCTAAAAGTTGGTCATTCGTATACGATTTCGTGGTGTCGCTAGGAACAATCCAGAACCTGAAGCCCTTATTCCTGACAAAGGAGTTATTCGTGTCATCAGGAGTGAAATAAAAACCACCCTTCGATGCACGGTCAAAGTAAGTGTCAGCCATTCCGTATCCACCGCCCAGGCGAATTAAACCAAGATCAGTATCGCCATATACTCCCTTGGTTAAAAAGCCTTCTTCTCCCTCGATATCATAGTGACCTGGTTTATGAGACATAGAGCTGCCTTATAGCCCTTAACTTGTCTCTTGAAGGCGGGGATATGCCAATGCCTTTCATCTGTTCACTCAGGGAGGGCTGTTGTATTTCAGCCTGACGCCTTCCCCTCATAGGCGGTGTTTTCTTTTTATCAGCATCCTCTGACAGGCGTTCATATTCCTGTGTTACTGCTGCTATTGCGTCTGAAAACGGGTTGTTAGCGGGCAAGGTCTATCCTCTCAGGTGTGAATGTATCGGGTGTTAATGCAGTGTTAATGTCTGCCGGCCCTGCGCCCCCCGGCCCTGGTGTCGGGCCACCCATCGGGGCTGCTCCACCGGCACCGTTAACGCCTGGAATCTGCGGGGCCATAGCCTGTTGCCTTGCGGCTATCTGTTCTGATACCGCACCTGTGTTCTCTTCATCAACGAGTCCCATCTGCTGTGCAACGAGCGTCTCGATCTTTTCCCTCACTGCCGGCAGGTTCCTCACTGCTTCCTCGATGAGCCTCTGCTTTATCTCTGTACCGTTCTCGTAGCCTGCGGTCTCGTAGTAGGTCATCGGGTCGATGAGTCCTGCGCCGTACTCGCTCATGGCCATCTGTCTTAGCTGCATCTCCATGACTGGTTCCGCATGTGGGAACGCTACCTGTATGCTGTAGACATTATGTATCTCACTTTTACGCAGGTTCTTGCCGTCTGCGCCGATCCCGTCAGAGAGTTCCGACACCGTGTCCACCATTTGCAGGATTCGTGATCCCACGATGGAGGCCATGTGTTCCCTCTGCAATGCCGGCGCTGAGAACGTACGCATACCTGCCGTGTTTAGGATTGCCTGTTGACCCACGGTTGTGACTCCTGCCTGTCTCACTCCTGCGAGCGCTGACGAGTAGGTGCCGAGTTCGAGGGTTGAGTCTGTCTGTGAGCGGAGCTGCAAGGCCCATCCTGGCACGTCGGGCGTGTTCATCACCCAGTAGTCGCCGAGGTCTCCTTCCAGTATTCCCTCGTTGGATATTGCCTGTGCGAGGGTCATCGGATCGCGTGATGTACCCATCGGCGCAAAGGCGAATCTCAGCAGTATCTGGTGGAACGCGGAAATTTCCTGCGTTCTCTTCCTGATTGTTTCCTTGTTAGAGGTGAGGATACCGTGTGCGAAGTTGCTCGGATCCCCTCCCCTGTCTCCTATGTCCATGCCCCATCCGCTGAAGGCGTGAACAAAAGGGACGAAGCCCCACGTATTCTTCTCCATCCAGATGGGTGTTGCCGACTGTGAGGCCGGAGTGCCGTAGGGCGGTGTGGGGTTGGCGACAAGTTTTACGTGCCAGTACGGTGTCCAGTAGTCCCATGTCTCTACCTCGTCCCACGGGTCTCTATCACCCATATCGAATATATCGGCATAGCGTCTTCTCTGCCGTTTCTTTTTCATAACTGACTGTTCGTACAGTTCCTGCGCCGTGATCTTGGAGGTCTTGATCGCCATTGTCGGGATCTTCTCACGGGGGTTCATTAGCACCGATGAAGGGTGAGGGACTCTTATCCGCATCGGGTTAAATGATTTTCTATTGGCCCTGTATATCGTGCGGGCGGCGCTGAACTCGTCTTCGTCCTCGTAGTCTCCCTCCACGGGAGCGGAAGGCCTGTCTGCGAGTCCTGTCAGCACGGGTGCTTCAACGACTGCATAGCCGTGTGCGATGAGGTACTGTGCCACCATCTTCCACGGCAGGGTGGGTTCGTAGAGCGCGGCATCGTCCATGACTGCTTTCAGCCCGTGTTCCAGGTTTGTAGCGTCCTGTTTATGCTGGTCTGTATCTCCCACGGGTTCCCTGTGAATGCGCGGCGAGAAGCTCATCATCGTATCTACGGCATGGTTTACAAGGTGGGTAGGGGTAGAGTCATAGAATATGGGTCTCCCCTCGTAGTTGCCTGACCACACCTTGAACCTTCTCTCGTAGTAGGAGTCGTTATCACGGAACTCCTCGTGGGCCTTTGACCACAGCTCCCCCATCTTGGTGCGGAAGCGGATGATCGTGTCCACATCGGGTCTTTCCCTTAGATCGGCCATAAATATTTCCTGTTTTGCTTATGCGAATGCAGGCATTCGTATTATCTTCGCATTGTTCACTATACCCCGTTCGTTCTTTACCATCAGCGCAATGCCGAGGGCCATGACGTAATCGTCGTGCGCTCCCCCCATTGCCTGCGGTTTTTCTCCAGGTGCCGCTATTATCGTTGAGAACTCATCTAAGCCGTACCTGTTCGGTATGGTGAGGTGTCCTGCGTTAAAGGACGCCCTGAGTTCGTCGAATAGCTGCTGCCTGCTCATACGGTCTGTTCTCCAACCGTACTCGCGTCTCATCTGTTTACCCCTGCCCACCCTTCTCCTGTAGAGGCGCGGATAGTTAAGGTTACGCACCGTTGTGAGGGCCGTGTCGGAGAAGTTATTCTCGATGCCCCAGTCGGGCTTGTGGTACACGTCGAGCATCTCTGCCGATGCCGTTGCGAAATCCTCCGGCTGCATGGTGTTTGTTACGAGATCCGCAACTATGTAGCCGGAATTAACGTCCACGACTACCGTAACGGAGTAGTCCATGCCCACTCCGGAGGCAACGTCCGTGCCTGCAACGTACCTTCTTGCCGCTCTAGGCTCCTGGTATATGCTGGCAGGGCCGACCGAGCGTATGGGGTTTATGCAGTCGTCAGCCATGCCAGCGATCATGTCCCGATCAAATATGCTTTGCGCCCTTGGAGGGGCTAAAGCTTCAAGTTCCTCGCCTGGATACTCCTGTTCCATGAACTGTTCGGGACTCATCCCTGCAAGTTCGATAGCTGGAACGGTGTCTTTCACACCTTCGTACCATTTTTCTGTCCTGCCTGGTCTTGCGTGCCACGGCACGAACATCTTGTTCCACCCGTTATCGGGTGCGCTCCTGTAAATTTCTTTGAACAGGGAACTCATTTCCCTTTTATTGGACGTGGAACCCATGATCATCTGCCCGCCTGCGTCAACGGTGGGCTTTACGGCAGCGTAGTTCTGCGCGTGGTACTCATGAAAGTCCGCTTCGTCCTGTATTACAACTGAAGCTGTCTCTGAACGGCCTGCATCTTCCGTGCTTGGAAGCGCAACAACCTTTGAATCGTAGGATGGCATACCAATCTCACCCCTGGAATCGGGAGATAACGGCTGCTGCCACTCTTCCGGCAGGTTTTTAAGTATGAACCTCACCTTATCGAGTAAAGAATAGGCCTCAGTCTGTCCCTTGGATATCATCAATACGTTCGTGCCAGGACTAAACGTCAGTAACCACGCAGCGTATGCGGCAGTTGTCCACGAGAAACCGAGCTGCCGTGCCTTTAACACGATAACAAGCCTGTTATCTATGATGGACTTAGCAAGTTCTACGAGGTAAGGCCATTTCTGGAACGGTATCGCACCACCAGACACCCCTGAATGAAGCTGGCTCCTCTCAAGAATCTTCACATGGTCAAGGAAATCAGGCTGCTCACCGTCAGGAGATACGAAGTTCCTACGTGCGAACTCCTTTTCTATCCTGCGTACTGCCTCTTCCCTGTGACTGTCTGAATCAACAAGAGTTTCAGGCACTACCGCCCTCTTTTAGGCTTTCTGAGCTTTTTTTTCTTACCGTAACCGATACCTTTAGGCATATTAGTTCTCCCCATTGAGTAGAACGCAGAATAAATGAGTTGGAAGCGCATGTTTTTGGAGGATGCACGCAATTATTCCACGCTCTTCTATTAAAATACCCTATATGGTACCCCCGTTACAAGAAAATACGGGGTAATGTGCTGAAAATGCCGCGCCAATGCAGCCCTCGTGATATACTTTCCGCTGTGAGTGGTCATAACACCTCCTTCTATATCTTATGCCACTCACCCACTCGGTATTACTGGGTGGTACGTACAATTGACCCTGTGGGACAGGATCTCCCATTCCATACTCCCCACAGGGTCTCTCCCTTCCCTTAACAATCCTATCCCTAAGTTACTAGTTAGTTACTAAGTTACTAAGTAACCATGTAACTAAGTAACTAAAGACCCCCCCTATCGTCC